AGCGTCTCCGCGGCCGCATTGGAGGCCGCCCGCGCGCGGCTCGCACTTCACTTTGCAAGGATGGAACGATATGGAAGAGCTTGATCAGATCCTCAGCACGACCCACGCCTACCGCAAGCAGCTTGCCGAGATCGAGCGCCGCAACGGAAGCGCCACCCAGGACGTCGTCGACAACGCCTTCAAGGTCAACGGCGAGCAGCGCCAGGCGCTCGACCGCATGGACGCCGACCTCACCGCCGCCGAGCTCCGCGCGCAGGCGAAGGCCCTCGAGGCACGCCTCTCGAAGCTCGAGGCGCAGCCCACGCTCACCTCGCGCTCGCCGAGCGCACCCGGCGCCGACGCCGAGGCGCAGTACGCCGAGCGGTTCGCGCGCGCCCTCTTCAGCGGCAACCGCCTCGCCTTCGAGCGCGTCATGGCCGAGCGCACCAACGTGACGACCGGCGCGACCAACAGCACGTCGGCGATCCCGACGATCTGGCAGGACCGCATCGTCGAGCGCATCAACCAGTTCAACGTCTTCCGCTCCGTGTGCCCGGTGCGGAACGTCGTCGGCGATCAGAAGATCGTCGTCGGCGGCGCGCTGCCGACCGCCTACAAGGTGACCGAAGCGGCCGCAGTGACCGAGGACACGACCTTCGCCGTCGCGAACGTCGACGTCCTGGACATCATGTACGGCGTCTACGTGCCCGTCTCGCGGCAGTACCAGAACGACGCGATCGGCGGCCTCGAGTACGTTGCCCGCAAGTCTGGCGAGGCGCTCGCGAACCTCCTCGAGACCGAGTACACGACCGGCGCGGGCGGCGCGGGCAACATGCCCGGCCTCCTCAGCTTCTCGATCCAGAACGGCGGCGACATCGGATCGGCGATCGCCGACCTGACCGGCGACGACCTCATCGACGTCGCCCACTCGATCCTCCCGCAGTACCGCCGCGGCAACGTCGGCTACATGATGAACGACACGGTGCTCCGCACCGTCCGCAAGATCAAGATCGCGAGCGGCTCGAGCGAGTACATCTGGAAGCCGCCCGCGACCTACTCGGACATCCGTGACGGCGTGCCGTCGACGATCTACGGCTTCCCGGTCTACGTCAACCAGGCGATGACCAACGCCGCAGGCGACAAGGCGATCGTCTTCGGCAACTGGGACTACTACGAGATCTATGACCGTGACGGCGGCGCGTCGGTGATGATCGACCCGTACGGCCTCTCGACGAGCTTCATGAACCGCGTGGTCGTCGGGCACCGCACCTACGGCGTGTGCACGAACAACCTCGCGTTCGCCTACCTCACCGTCTAAACATCTTTCCCACGCGGACCGGCTCCCCGAAAGGGGAGCACGGTCTTTTCCATGTCGGTCCCTCTCTCCACGATCAAGAGCGCGCTTCGCATCGACTACGACGATGACGACGCCGACCTCATCCGCCTCCGCGAGGCGGCGATGCAGCTCGTCGAGCGCGACACCGGGCGGGCGCTCACGCAGCGCACGGAGACGCTCTACCTCTCCGAGTGGACCGACACCGTCCTTCCCGGCTTCCCGTTCACGTCCGTCACGCTCATCAACTACACGACGGAGGCGGGCTCCCAGACGCTTCCCACAACCGATTGGTGGGTGGACCTCTCCGACGGCCCGATGCCCGTGCTGCGGTTCCTCGAGCGCCCAGGACGCAAGGAGGGGACGATGATCGTCGTGACCTACGCGTGCGGCCACGACGCGCTCCCCGACCCGCTCACGCATTGCGTGATCGCGCTCGTCGGCGCCTGGTACAACAATCCCGAGGCGTTCCAACCGATCGGGCTCAACGTCGTGCCCATGTCCGTCGGATTCATTATGGACTCCTACCGCGTGAGGAGCCCGATCCGATGATCTCGGGCGGCCGCCTCCACCGCACCGCGACCGTGCTCACGGCGTCGACGACGACCGACAATCTCGGCCGCCGGACGAACACCTACACGGGCAACGGCACGATCCGCTGCGATATGCGCGAGCAGGGTTCCCAGGAGAGCGTTTACGCCGACGGCGTGGCGGTCGTGAGCAACTGGGAGATCCGCACGCGGTGGCCGAACATCGCGCGCGTCGGCCTCACGGAGGTCGACCGCCTAAGCGTGCGCGGCAAGACGCTCCGCATCATCTCGATCGTCAACCTCGACGAGGCCGACCGCGTCGCCGTCATTCAGTGCGCGGAGGTCCAGTGAGCGCGAACCCGATCGAAGCCCGCGTAAAGACCTGGATCGGCACGGCGACGACCGCGTCGACGCGCGTCTACAACGGCTCGCGGATGCAGTCGACCACGCTTCCTGCGATCGTGTTCGAGGTCACCGAGGGCGCCGCGGCGAGCCTCGCCGGCACGACCGGCAACAACCTCGACCAGTGGAGCGTGACCTTGAAGGCCGTCGCCGAGACGCAGTTCGCGGCACAGAACCTCGCCGAGGACGCCGTGACGAAGATCAACGCCCATTCCGACTTCACGACGGCAGGCGCGAGCGTCTGCTACGAACCGACCTACCGAACGATCGAGGAGCCCATCCTGGGCGAGGGCGACGAAGCGGCGCCCGCAATCTGCACCGCCACTCTCATCATCATGCACAGGATCTAAGCCATGCCAACGAAGACCGCAGGCAACGCGACCGTCACGTGGACCGGCCTTACCGGCGGGCCCGACGTCGCGAACATCACCGCGAACCTCTCCCAGGCGTCCATCGACACGACGAGCGTCAACGGCACCTTCATGAAGTACGAGGCGGGCATCGTCGAGGGCACCGTCGACGTCGAGATGTTCTACCTCAAAAGCGTGCACACCGTCGGGGCAATGACGCCCGGCACCAAGCTTGCAGGCTTTACCGTCACGCTCGCCTCTGGCAACACGATCACCGCGACGGCGGCGCTCGTCGAGCAATCGCGCGTCGTGCTCGCGCCCAACGGCGTCGTCATGGTCACCATGACCGTCCGCCTCTGCGATGGAGCGGTGACGATCGCATGATCGCCGCACTCCTCGCCAAGCCCAAGGTGATCGAGTTCCGCGGCGAGCGGATCACGCTGCGCCGTCCGAACGTCGCCGACATGGCGGCGCTTCTCGATGCGCGCGAGCGCGGCGAGAACCTGGTCGCCTGGCTCATCCACAACCACGTGATGGACGGGGACGCCCCGGCCTTCGAATCGCTCGAACAGTGCCTTCGCCTCGGGGCCGTCGCATCGAGGCAACTCGCGGAGGAGATCGACAAGCTCTACTCCGAAGGGATGGACTAGCCTTGCCCGCGCGCGAGGTCCTGCGCGCGATCGGCCTGAAGATGGACTTGACGACCCCGCTAGCCGTGATGCACGCACTTCACGGACCGAGAGGAATGGCCGTAGATGTCTGGAAACGCCTTCAAGGTGGCCGTCGAGATCGACGGAGCGACGATCGACGAGCTGAACCGCAAGTTCAAGCAACTCGCGGCGCCGATGGGCACGAAGGCGATGAAGTCTGGTTTCCGCGAGTGGTTCAAGAAGACGCGGGCGGTGGCGAAGGCAATGGCCCCGTATGGCCGCCCGGCAGCCACTGAGAAGGTGCGTGGCGTCAACCGGCCCAACCCGCATATCAAGGACCACATGGCCTACACCGTCCGCGGCTACTCGAAGGGCCGCGTCGTGTGGGGCGGTCTCGGCATCCGCAACCGCGGCGGCTACGACACGCCGCACTGGTATCTGCGGTGGGTTGAGTTCGGCCACGACTTGAAGCGGAAGGCGACGCCGAATGAGGCGATGCTGCTGAAGTCGCGCGGAGAGCGGAAGATGACCATGTCGATCGGCCGAGTGGAAGGTGCCTTCTTCCTCCGCAAGGCCTACCAAATGACGGCCATGCGCCTTATCCCGATCATGGAGGAGGCGATCGCGAAGCAAGTCGCGAAGCACATGGAGGGCAAGCGTGGCTAAGGTCTCAAACGTCAACATCGCGATCACCGGCAACTCGACCGGCCTCGAGAAGGCGGGCGAGAGGGCCACGCGCACGCTGAAGCGCGTCCAGACGCAAGCGGCCTCGACGTCGACCTCGCTCGGCACGTTCCGCGGCCAGGCGAACCAGCTCGCCGAGAGCCTCACAAAGCTCGGCGTCGGCGGGCGGGCGCTGCAAGGCCTGGGCGCCGTGGCCGGGCTCGGGCAGATCGGAATCGGCGCCGCAGGCATGGGCACGGCGGGCCTCGCCTTCGCGGGCGTCGCCGCGGCCGCAGTCTCCGTCAACGCGCTCGCCGACAGCTACGCGCAGCTCCGCGCGGACGCGAAGGCCGCCGACCAGGCGATGAAGAGCGGCGCCCAAACCGCGGAGCAGTGGCGGAAGCTAGGATTTACGCGCGAGGGCGGCATGGCGCTCGCGGCGATCGGCGCCCGGCAAGGCCCCGAGCCGATCGGATTCGGCCGCGCGTTCACGCAAGCGCAGGCGCTCG